GTTTGCCTTGCTTCCACCACTTCGCGCTTACGGGTTTTTTCGCGCAAACGGTCTTGACTTATATTCCAAACATTGCATACTGCCCTGTCAATTATATCAGTTGGATTTTTGATCATCAAACCAGGTATGGCGTAAATGGAAATATTCATTTCGATTTGTTTTCATTTAATTTCCTTATTCTCATCTCAAGCAAATTTATTACCGATGAACAATTTTTGTTTTGCTTCTCATAATCAATTTCAGAAGTCAATTCATTTACTGTAAAGCTACAATGTTTTAATGTACATCTGATGTCATCCACATTGCCCATATTAGAGATTCTATATTCCTTCATGCCAATTGCTTTTAAAGTGAATATTCTGCTACCCGTTTCCCGTTTATTTCAATCATCCGGCTGCGGATCTGCAGGCCATGATCATGTGTCAGGTCGTAAATTCTTCCGCTTAGGCGCAGGCATCCGAACATGCGCAGTGCATCCAGCGAGGTAATAGTATTTCCCAGCTGTAAATGCCTTTTAATCCTTTCGTTTTGCGATTCTTTTTTCATGGCAATCAATTTTTAACTTTCCATTTTCTCAATTTTAATTCACCTTTCCGGTTAATTATTGTCCGTTTTTTTTCAATATATAACCGGCTGGTTTCAGTTTCAATATTTACAAACACACTGTTCTGAAATAAATCTTCAACGCATTTTAACCCAGGTATAAAAGACATTGCAACGCTGTCGGCCTGAGTAATTGTTGATGCCTTAAATACCGTTGTTTGAACAGGTTTCATGGTCTGCGATACAATCAGGTACCCTACCTGCGTTCTATTATCGGCATTGGCAATTGTGGCAATGATTGTTGCGACAGTTATTGCCACAATTCTGTAATATTCTATTCTTTTCATGATGTTGTTTTTATGGGTTATGTAACCCTGTTTATACTTTGTACCCGGTAACGGATTCTAACCGCTGATCTCCTGCATATCATGCAGGTGTGTTGGACAGTTACACTAACCGGGCAGTTAGTGGCAACCCTAAGAAAAGATATTGCCAGCTATTTCAAAGTCGTTTATATGGTCTTCAAAAAAGAAATTTCCATCGCATCTATGACAAGGAATGCAAATATCTTTAGTTGGGGTATCCAATTGAGCAAATTCCCATCCGTTGCAGTTTTCACACCATAAAACGCAATTACCATCGGAATCAAAATCACCTTCATATATTTCAATGCCGTTTTTATCTTTGTTCCCAGTAAATTGAACAATTTTACTTCCGTGTGTAAGTATCGGATATTCGCAATCAATAAACTGATTAATTATTGCTCCACCCGCTCCTATATCTGTTAATTCAAATGGCATTGTAAATGATTTTGTTTTTTCATGCCACATTTTAAATTGTATTCTTCTTTTCATTTTGATATGTGTTTAATTTATAATTTAATACAGGGCAGCCACTAACACGCAATAAAAAACAAAAGGGTATTATCTGTAATTCAAGCGTATGACTGTTTGCAAGGTTTTAACGGTGGATAAAGAAGTGGTTTTAAATCCCTTTCGTTTCTTATTGCCACCGTTCCGGGGAGCATAAAAAAACAGTCGTATCAATCAATCAATTAAGTTCAAAAGCTCCCCGGATGGTGATGATGGAATTTAACAGAATGAACGCCGGTGATTGAGGCTCACCGTAGCCTTATACCTCCAAGAGTTCCTTTTTTGGTTCAACATAAAATGTCTCATCCTGAACAACCTCAATACCTACCTTGATAAACTGTTCAGCAATTTCAGGCAATTCGCGGTCGGCAATCAGTTTATCTTTGGCCGGTTCTTCACTCGTGCGCACATAGCCGGGCATAAACTCTTTTAACAGGTTGGTAACAGCGCTCCAGGTAAAGCCTTTTAATGTTTTAAGCTTAGGTGTGCCGGTACGGAACCCAACAACACCATACATGGTTTCCAGGCTTTTTTTCTTAGAAAAAATCTCGTCCTTGTTTTCAAGAGCAAACACATTCATCACTTCAAATGCCTGGGCCTTTTTCTCCTGTAATTCTGCCAGCTGATCCTGGTACTTCTCCCTGATGCGGGTAATATCCACATCCATTTTTGCAGTTATGTGCTGCATCTTTGCATCTGCAGCAGCAAAATCTGCAAATTTTTGTTCAAACTCATCGCGTGTCACTCCCGACACAACGATCTTTTTTTGTCTTGTTTTTGACATATCTACATTAATTTTAAGGTTAAAATTCTTCATATTCCGTTACAGCATGAAAATGTGTGAGAAATTCTCGTTCGGCTTCGTCAGGGCTCATAAGTGAATAGACAGTATGTTCGCGTTTCACAATTTTGTTCCATTCCCATCTCAGTATCTTCTTGTCGGCCCGAATTACTGACTCGTGAAATGGATACTGGAAGCCGAATTTTTTGGAAATTGCTTCTGTTACCCGGTATTCAATCGTAAAATAATCGGGTAGCAATACTTTCACCGGAGTGGGTATATCAACCAGGTAAGCCTCGCTTGCATCGTGTAGCAACGCAGCCAGTTTATGATTGCGAGGAACCAAAGCGGCAACAATAAGGCTGTGCTGTGCAACGCTGTAAAACTGCTGAATATGCCCGCCAAACCGGCAAAGGTTGCTCAGAGCATGGGCAATGTCCTCGATGCAGATCAGCTCCGGATTAGGCGCCAAAACATTAAACCTTTTACCTTTATAAGTGGATATTATACCCGGCCCAAAATCAATTTCACTTTTGTTTTCGTTCATTTTACCATATTTTTAAATGTTTTTTCTATCGCTCTTTTAATTTTCAGATTCTTAGGAGCTATCATTCTCTTTAACCTGTACTCAACTACCTTCTCAAAAAGGGTTGAAGCTCTTACATGCCTTCCGTTTATTACTACTGCGTCATCAGTTGTTTCCACCCACTCCGACCGGTTGTGGTATGTTGCAGAAAACATCCCGAATTCGCGGATTTCAACCTTATACCCATTATCTTCGAAAAATTTCCGTATTTCGTTTGGCGTGAAAAATATCTTCAAAACCATCATTTCATTATTTTTTTACTACATAACTTGAATGTCGCCTGAACTTGCTTCCGGAGTGTTGAGCGTTCCTTTTATATGCGCCCTGGTCACATTAATGTGGTAGCACACAATGTTAAGTTCTCGCAGCTTATCACGGTCGTAATTAGCGATAAGGCTTGTCAGTAATTCACTATTGAACAATGCCTCTGGTTCGAAAAACAAAAACCAAATTGCCCAGGTTGCGAGTGTTGATAATCACAGGATTGCAAGCGACATAACCAGCACAAGTGCCAGTCAATGATAAAAAAGGCGATAAGCGAAAACATTGCTAAAGCCAAAATAATTACATAAATATTCTTTTTCATAATTTATTGATTTTGATGAATTTCTTCTATTTTTTTTAATTCAGCCTTAGCGCGAATTCCGAGATAATTATCGAACGTACTTTTGGATATGTGAAACTGATGTTCTATTTTGTTTCTGTAAATCCAAGAAAGGGTTGCTCCTCTTTTTTGGCTTTCGAAAACAATTTCCTGTACTTCTGCCACTCTCATAAGGAAGTTGATGCGTCGTGACCTAAGCCTTTTTTGGTGTTTTTTATCCATTAATTTCGTGTTTCCATATAATTTACCATTGCTTCTTTGAAATCACGGGCGGTTGCAGTTGTGCGACTTTTGCGCACAAATTCGTAATACACATCGCGTAATCGGCTTACGGGTATTTTTTCAAATGATTTATACCCGGCAGCTCTGCATGCGATACTTATAACCCGCTCGGTGTCGTAGTCGTTCAGGTTAATGTCCTTGCACCAACTGAATATTGCAGCCAGCACCCTTTTCCGCCACTTATCACCATCGGCGACCAGGCTGCGGATGACCTCATCCAGTTGAGCCTCAGTAAGTTCAGTACTGCTTTCAATTCCCATGCTTTCGTACATCATTTCCTTTTTGCTCCCACGAATGCCGTTTTTCGTGCAAACAATGTGAAACTGCCTTATGAGGCGCTTTTTTTTGTCTGACAATGTTGCTTTCATGTTGTTTTATTTTGATGATTTTAATCGTTCTGCCCAGTATTTTTCGGCCATTTCAGGCCATACATCGTAATAACCGCTTCCACCGTAGCGACTTTTTGAGAATGCCCGGTAGCCTTCAACCATAATTTTCACAAATGAGCGGTAGCGGATGGCTTCCGCCACGGCGCCTTTGGCTTTTTTCCCTTCCGCATGGCTGGTGAAAATGAACAGTTTGTTTCCGAAGTCGTTTAGCAGGTCGACGTAATCATCCTCGGAAAATTTCCGCATAAACTGAACGGAATCGAAAAACACAATATCGGGCGCGTTGCGGGCTTCGAGGCGTTGGCGCACCATGTTTACCGGCTCTTTGTCGAGCAGGTAAACATGGTCGCGGCTGGTGTCGATGTCCTCCTGCTGCCACACCTGGCGGATGCTCTCGGCCTCTCCTTCTTCCAGGCTGTTGATGAACACCCGTCCGAATTGTCCCAAATATTTCGCCATCTGTATCATAAACCTCGTTTTTCCGTGTGCCGAATCGCCGTAAATTATCCAGGAACCTGTCACTTCCGGTCGCCCGATAAGCTGCAGCCACTCGTCTTTAAAATCAAGAACATTGAACCGTTTCCGGTAAAGGTCGGTCGATGTTATCGGCCTTCGTAATTTCATTTCCGGCATTTTCTTCAGCTTTTAGTTTTCTTTCCAGACTAATTTGAATAGGTATGCGGCGTAGACTCATGTTTGTTTTTGCATGAAGCCGCTGCACATCATCACAGCCGTTGGCCAGGCCAATCTGCGTAATCTGTTTTTTCTGAAAAGCTGCAAACTCCTTGTCGTTCACCGGTGTAATGCGCTGGTACTTGTTTCCAAGGCGTGAGAATATCTCTGCAAAACCAACCTTCTTATAAGTTATGTGCCGGTTGATTTTTGTTGCCAACCCGTCGGCTCCCATTGCATACCACCCGCAATGCTTATCTGTCGCATTCCACAGGGCCTTGAATTCAAGGTAAGTCGGGTAGCGAAGATCTCCGAACTCATCGAGGATGATCAGCGGCCTGTCGGTTGTTTTTAGAAAGAATACCAGGGTTTCAAATAATTCATTGAAAGTGGCGTCGGTTGATAGCCCGAACTCCTTCGAAATTGCTTTAATGAAGTCCTGCTTCGACTTATTGCGCCCACAATCTATAAAAGCCACATTTTTGTTTTCACGTGCATACATTAACGCAGTGTGAGTTTTGCCAATGTCCGCCCGGTCGCATAATATGCCTGAAACACTATTTTCCTGCGCAAACTCCAGCTGCTTCCAAATGTGGTTAAAAACAGCTGTGCGGGCAGTTTTCATGTGCACCTCGTTCGTAAGAGGCACATCGTACTTTCGTGCGATGTTTATCCAGTTTGCATCACTCAAAACCCCTTCCAGTTCCGGCTGCATTTTCAATATCCTCGTCAACTGGCTTGGTGATATCCCAAGCGCGGCCGCGTGCCTTATACGTGAACGATAATTGCTTTCGCGGGACCTTACGGCCTCGATAATCTTTAATTTTTGTTCCTTTGTAAGCATATTAATAAGGTTTTAAAAGTCGTTCAAAGCATTATTTCCGTAGTCTGTTTCGTCAAAGTCCAGATCGTCGATGTTGCTCACACCACTTTTTCGCGGTTTGAAAACTTCCACATCCTTCGTTTCAATGTCTTTCCCGTTCCTGGGCAATATGCCCACCTTCGCCCAATCTTCGTCCTTTGCGTACTTATCGAACATAGCCACATACTTATCCTGTTTCAGTTTCGCTGCGTCGTCCTCTGAAGTGCGTTCTGCTTTAGCTTCGTTGTAGGTAGCCAGCTTTTCAGCTATGCAAATAAATTCTCCGTTTTGGTACAGATAAACCTCCGGAATATTGCCGTCGTTGTCGGGCATATAGTAAGCATTCACTTTCAGGTTCCCCGGGGCCAGTTTTTCCACAACAGACGGGTGCGGCAACTGGTACCTTTCATATTGCACCTTAACATATTGTGTGTTGTAAATGCTTATTGATTTTACTTCGAAACCAATGTACTTATACACAAGCGCTTTATTCAGCTTCGGTAGATCCGGATTAATGTTTCCGATAAGCACTTGCATGCGTGACATGCCAGGGTAACGTTTTTGT